GACAGTTTAGCCCCCGACAGGTCAGCCCACGACAGGTTAGCCCCCGACAGGTTAGCCCCCGACAGTTTAGCCCCCGACAGTTTAGCCCCCGACAGGTCAGCCCCCGACAGGTTAGCCCTGGACTTAATAGCATCCGCTATGCAAGCGTATAGACTAACGTAGTCTCCTGTATGTAGAGTGTTACCAGAGTAACGGTGTTTAATTTCAAAGTGGGTCGTTTCCATGAATTTGTGTGTTTGATTTGAGTTTATAAAAGAACGGGCTGTGTAGCCCTCCAGTAAGCGGCCTCGATTTCGTCCCCGCGTTTGTTATGTGACTCTGCGCGTGAGCGATGGTCATTGATTGCGTGCCGGACCTCTTCGGGGGTGGCGTTTCTTGTCAGCATGTAGCCGTGCTGTGATCCGATGATTTGCCCATCCGAATCACTCGCCACGGCGCGGATGAAACGTGAATCCCATTCAAGAATTCGCGTGATGATGTGAGCTTTAAGCCAGCCGTGGAACTGATCGAGACACTCTTTCAGCTTCTCCACATCGGCGCGGGTTACGGGTGGGCCCTTTTTCATGCGGCCTCCTTTTCGTATCCGATCCGCTCCATCACGATGTTCGTGAGTTCGTCCAACTTCGCGGAGAGTAGCGGGCGAATTTCGCACTCAGGAACCTCAAGACAGGAGAGGCTGTGAAGGAATGCTTTAAGCTTCTCGCGTTCGGGAGCGATGGCTGCGAGCCTGGCGACCTCCTTCGCTATTGCGATACGTCCCGCTTGATTTACTCGCTCAATTTCTTCCGGCGTGTAGAGCACAGATATGGCGTGGTTAATATCCATAATTCGATGGCGTTGTTATTTGGTGAAAGGTATTGCGCCCCTGATGGCGTTTTTTGTCAGCTTAAGTTCAGACTGTGCCTTGTCCGGTCGTCACTCGGCGGCGGTCAGGGGCGCAAATTGTTATGCGATGTCGCAGTCCATAGCCCTGCCCTTGCCGAGTACATGCAGGATCGTGCGCGGCTCGTTCTTCTTGCGAATGCGTGCGACGAATGAAGAGACATTGTCAACCACGCGAGAACTTGCGGGGATCTTCGGGGTGCGATTGGATGGCGGGAGGAAGTGCGGAGTTTTCATGATTCAGAAGGGTGATGTTTTGATGATTTGGTTGATGATGCGGACAGCGTGAACGGCGAGGAACGAGACGGCGAAGGCGTAGAGAAAGAGCTTCATTTCTTGCCCTCCCGATCCTTCCGCTTCTTGATTTGAGCGAAAGCGTTGTAGGCAAGGCCCTTGTCTTCTTTCGACATGGCACGATTATCAATGAGCCACTGGATTGCCGCGTTCGGGTCGAAGCCCTTGCTGCGGAGTGTGGCGAAAGCGGGGTAAAGCTTTGACCATTCCTTGCGCTCAGCGCGGACGGTTGGCGATGCCTTCTCGGCTTTGGCGATGAGGTCGGCGACGTTCATAGCGACACCCCCACATCTACAGTTTCGTCACAAGGAATAGAGTTGTATCGAGACAGAACAAAGAAATCGACACGCTCATTATTCGGGCCATGAGTAACAATCACGTCTGGAATCTGAGTGCTTGGATAGTGTGAATCAGAATCAATATCCCGAAGAGAGAATCCAAGATTTACAAGCTCCTCAATCGCTGCGTTTTTATCAATATCCTTGTTCGTGTGGGGATATAAAAACACATCCATGTCTTTGTCGGAGTGCCCGCGATAAAGGCAACTTCCGCCGATTGCTACATGGATACCGAAGGGTGAAAGTCTGCCCTCAAGGTTTGCTCCAAGCTTACAGAGTTGATCAAGGGTATAGCTCATTTCGCGGCCCTCGCTTTCTTCTTGGCGATCCGCACATTTGGCTTGATCGCAAAATATTCATGAAGAGCAACGCGAACGCAGTTGGAGCGATTGCGGGACTCGCGTTTACCTTTTGCGTCAAGCGCTTCAAGGGTTTTTTCATCGATTGTCAAAGTAAGCTGTTTCATTATTTCGGGTCCTGATTTATTGCGGGTGTCTGCCACCTGATAAAGCAGGGTGTCCGCCACCTGTCAAAATTATTTTGCATTTATTTTGAATAGGGTGTATGACACCCACATGGCCAACCAACGAAAGAAAGGCGTCGAGCGCATAACGCTGACTATTCCAGACGAGTTATTAGAGAAAGCTGAGCGTGAGGCTGAGCTTCGTGGCGTTGATCGTCTCGCGATAGTGCGCGAGGCTATTGCCGCTTATTTGCGGTCGCCTATTGACGCCACCCCACGCCCCAAGTCATCGAAGAGCGCGGCAGCAAGTAGCAAAAGGATTTAATCACACTCAGAGTATAATCTATTTTGCTATAGGGTAAATCCCTACTTTTTAGCGAATGCAATTTATAGATGATAGGTTTTCTCCTTACCCGCAATAGCGGGGGTGTTGGCGGTAAATTTTGTTTCAGCGCATGGAGAAACTACTTCCAGAGCCAGACGACGCACGCCCAAACGCCGGAGAGTGTGGCGAGCAAGGACAAAGAGAAGCCTTCAAATTCCCAATCTGTCACGTCCCACCAGAAGCCGCCCGCGTGCGGGAAGAACAATCTGGCAACAAGCAGGACAAGCAGCCCTACGACGAGTATTTCCTTTTTCTTCTGAGTCATAATCATTTCCCCCTTGAGAGTTTCAGAGCCTTCGCCAGTGATTCGATTTCCGCGTGAGTATAAAGCTTATGAACCTGTGCGCTTTCGTGGTCGGTGACAAGCCTCGCTGTCTCCCCTTGCACGCCTGCCGCAACGAGGCGGGAAACCATGGAATGCCGGAAGCTATGGAAACTTTTCAAATGGATCGTGCGTTGCTTCTTCTTGATGGGCAGCGGGTCAATACCAGCCCTGCGCACCCACTCGACGAAATCGTTCGACGCCTTGCCTGTGATGTTGCTGGCCCCGTGGATCGTCTTGAAGCTCTTCATGCGTTGCAGCTTCTTCGCAAGGTATGCAGGCACGGGCAGGCGGACAACGCGCCCGCCTTGGTTCTTCTTCTTCGCTGGTGCGATGGTCAACACCCACCCGACGCCCTCCAGCCTCTCAACGCTCGATTGTGTGAGCGACATAAGGTCTTGAAGCCGGTGGCCGGTATGCCAGCCGAGGAGCGTCAGCAATGCCCAATCCTTACGCTTCTTCCTGCGCATCACGCGAACGATTGCGGCGACTTCCTTTCGTGACAGCGTGGACTTCTCAACCGATTGATTGCCGTCCTTCTCAACCAGGGCGACAGGATTCCCTTTGATGAGCCCTTCATGTCGGGCCCGCTCGAAGATCATCCGAAGCGTAGAGAGGTGATCCGATGCCGTGCGCTCGCTCAGTTCCGTGAGGAGGTCCGCATAGTATTCCGACAGCAGGGCCCCGCTCCAGCGCTCCAGAGGCCACGACAGCCGAGCGCCCGCCCATCCCTTGAAACGCTCCCAATGCACGCCGAATTTGATCTTACTGGCAGATCCAGCCTTGAGCATCTTGGCTGCGATCGTCGCCTCTCCGTGTTTCTGGAGTGTCTGGGCGTTGAATAGCCACGGTGAACCCGCCAGCTCAAGAATCATCCTCACAAGCGCCTCGACCTTATCCCGTGTCATCCGGCCTGCGTTCGTGTCCTCGCTTGCTCCCTCCAGAGCATTCGCGACCTCCAGGGCCTTCTCAGGATTGCGGCAGCCGGTTGAAACCTTCTTCCATACCCACGATTCGGCACCCGCGTCCCAAAGCTTGAGCTTCGCGAAATAGGTATTTCTGCCGGTCGGGAGGAAGACTGTAGCCATGAGACCAAAAACGGGACTTAAAATGAGACCAAAACGGGACCAATACCAAGAGAATACCATGGGCGTCATATAATGTCCAAGATTGTCTTTCTTGTATTGATATATCAAGGCTTCCAGCGCGATAAGCCTGTGACGCGGGCACAAAAAAGCCATGCAAAAGCATGACTTTTGGAGCGGGTGACGCGATTACTTTCAAGGCTTATCAAGCCTTAGAGCGCCAATGAGACCAAGAGTGCGCTTTTCCATTGACGTTTTGACACTTTGACGCATGATACAGGTATGCCCTACGCGGACCCAGAAAAGCAGAAAGAAGCGAAGCGAGAGCACGCGCGGGCAAAGTATGCACGGGACAAGGCGCACCGGGAAGAGAAAAAAGCGGCGTTCGCTGCCTACTACGAGGAACACCGGACCGACCCGGCTTGGATGGCTGCGCACAGTGAGCGCGTCATGTCCTACTATCGCGCCGCGAAGAAGGTCAAGCCCAAGACCAAGAAGCGGAAACGTTAGAGAATGCGAATCAAAACACGGGCAAGGCTATCGGCCCGCGTCTTCTTCCAAACTCCGTCCCCTGCTTCGCTGTCCCGCTCCCCTTGTCCGTTCGTGTTGCCTTCCACCGTCCGGCGAACACCCTTCATTTGATCCGTGACGATCCCGATATGCGAGAAATCGAAAATGATTAAGTCACCAGGGAGAGCCTCCGCTTTTTCGTTGAGGATTTGAAGCCCGTGCTTTTTTGCCCATCGCTCGAAATCAAAAGCGCCGGCAGTCTTTGGCCTCCATTCCTCCGATTGCTTGGCGGTGATCCCGAGAAGTTCCAAAACTGCCGGATCCTTGAGCCATTCACGAATGCACCAACAGACGAACGCCGCGCACCAAGGCCAGGCTGCAGGCGTCAACCACGTTGCAGCTTGATACATACGCACAGCGGGACCGACATTATTGCTGCCCTCCTCGCGCTTGCCGACTTGTGAAAGGGCGATTGCGACCAAACGCCGCCGTGCTTCGTCTTTGGAAATGCTCATATTTCGTCAAAAGGGAAATCGTCGCCGCAGCAAAGGAGCACGGCGACGAGTAGGAGGAATGCAGCAATGGCAGCGTAAATGCCCATTATTTCACACCGGCCTGTTCAGAGGTGACGGAGTTGTCGCGGGCAGAAGTCCCGAGAACGAGAGCCCCGAAGAACGCAAGGGCACCGCCGACCCAGTTGTATTCAGCCGGGAGAGCGTGAACGAGAGGAGACGCGGCGAGCAAAATGCCCCCCAAGGTAGTTTTCCAAGATGCTTTTTTCATAAGTATTGATCGAATGGCTAGGGTTATTTTGACTTTCTCGATGATCCCGATTTTCACCGGGGGAGATTTACCTTCTGGAACCTTTGAAGGCTCAGGGCGTTTGATACTGGCACGCTGCCGGGCTTCGTTCTGCAGTTCGCTTGGCATGTCACCACTCCCGATGGTAAAGGGTTACTTCCAGATACGGCAGACGTGAGAAAGCCGACTGAGCCACACCCGGGCAAGGGATGGCTTGGCAGCATCCAAGGAAGAGGCACGGCAGCAAGAGAAGGCGCTTCATAGGTCAACCCTCCCAGCGAGGCTTTGGATGATGTGACGTTGCCTCATGATGAAAATGCGAACGTCTTCGATGCGAGCAATGGGCGAATCGGAATCGTTGCCGACAAAAGCAGGCGTCACCCGATCGTCAGGGCGAAGGACCGGAGCGAGTAGGCCGGAAAGCTTTTCAATCTCCAGGGCCCCAAGCTCAGCTTCTGCTTCCAATTCCGTCAAGGATCTTGAAAGCGCGGATTCTGCTTTTACCTCCTCAAAAACAGAAGCTTTCAAGGATGGCGCGGCGTCAATGTTGTTGGGGATTTTGTCGAGGTTCATGAGGGGAATGTGAAAGGAAAGCGGATTATGATTGCAGCGACGGCACAAATGAGAGCCAGCAACATCAAAAGCAGAGTGAGCAGCAAAAGAAGGGGCGGCACAGCCTCTTCAAGAATGACGGCGTATTTGAGAAGCTTCTTCATGGCGACTCCTCAGAAGGAATTTGCGCGAGTGAGAAGGTTTTAGCCTTGAACGGGCAAGAGGCGTCAGGGCACATCTTGAACGCCGTCAGCGTGCCCACCGTCAGGCCGTTTTCTTTTATCAGCGACTCGATCAGGATCCGCATTGCCGAGCGATCCCTTTCGCACGTCTCCGACTTCGTCCACAGGAGGCGACACACGACACAAAGAGCCGCCGTTACGGCTCCAATTCCGGCTGTGAGTAGTTCGGTTGCTGATGCGGGGTCGGTCATGTCAGGCGCGAATAAGGGTTATTTGTTGATCGAGTTTTGAGAGAGGCAGCACGGATGCGTTGTTCTCAATCAGCCTCAAGACGCCCGTGTGATGCAGGTAAACATTGACGGCGTGATGATCCAGCCACACCTCACCGAACGCCGCTACGCCGCCGCCATACGTGCCCTTGCGCTGCTTCCGTATCGCCTCACCCTTTGCGAGACAGGCCGCATCATCGCAATCATTCGTTTGCGGGGCATAATTCGTGGCCACATTTCGCACGCACTCGAAAGCCTCCTGATCCGACATGCTCACATAGTCCCGATCCCCGAGGCGAATCACACAATCAGGATCGAGACGGAATTGAAGCTGATGCTTCATCTGCTCGAAAAGACGTTGAGCCGTCCACGACACGCGAGGCGTTGACCCCTTCGGGGTTAAAAGCTTTGTGAACCAACTCACGTCTGCACCTCCTTGAGAAGTCCGAGCGCAAGCAATTCGGCGCGTGTCTTGCTTTGATCCCGGAACAGTTGAGGGAATGAATCGTAAACGTTCAAGCGTGAGCCGCGAGCGCCCTCAATCATCGCCGCAAGCTTCTCGTTTTCGTCTTTCGGAAGTGCGCCCACGTCAATCCACGGCTGCATGATACCGGCAATGTCCCCAAGTTCTGCCAGGGGGTGAATTGGAATCGAAAACAAGGTGTCAACTTGCAGCCACACGCTACCGTTGAGGCATGTTACAGGGGCAAACATGCGTTGCGTGTCCTTCTCGCTCCGAACACTCTCAGGGCGAGACAACGACCACAAAGCATTACTGAGAGAGTCAGCAACATTAGCACCTGAAGTTAGGATGAATCGAATCATAAGACTGCCGCGCGTGCTGCACAGTTTGTGGAGGATGCCGTCTTCCAGACACAGAAGTTTTTAACGCTACCAGCGTATGAAGGAAGCCCGCCAACAACGCCGCCGATTCTGAAAATGTCGGTGCCGGAAATGCTGCCGCTAACCACTCCAGAGTGATCCACAGAGCCGTTCACTCTAATCCTTGACGTTGTCCCGTCACGTTCACAGCTTAAAACCTTTTCAGTATCGGAAAAGCTAGAAGGCACATAGTTAATCCGCGATGTCGGAAACGGTGAATCCCAATAAATATCAGGGCTGAAAAGCACATATGCGCGAATCTCTGACGCCGCGAAAGAGAAAAGCTGACCATCCAAAACACTGGAGCTTTGCGTTTGTCTTGAGGCTACTTGAACGGAATCAGATGCGGCGAAATCGGTGTATGGAGACGATGCTATATCGAGCATCTGCCCCCCTGTGAACTTCATTCCTGCTGCATCTAATGCTCCAGCGTTTACTATTCGCGGCTGATTAGCTGCCGTTGATTGTGTAGCATCTTTGCTGTTCCCGCTTTGGTCGTAGAGTGTAACGATGTAACCGCTCGCGGCTCCAACAAATGACAGCATGGACGCGACCGTTAAGGCGTCGCTTTCCGTGTTGTCGGAATCTCGGCGCACTCTCATAATCGGCCCTGAGTAAGAACTGAGAAGTTGAGACTCAACAGAGAACGCGACAGCCAAGTCTGTCGTAAAGGCATCCAGCGCCCCCACAAATGCGCGAGCCCCCCCAAGCCTTAACGATGTAGAGAGGCCAATCATTCAAGCCAGAGAATCACCTTGTTCGCTGTTCCGACCGTGATAGAGCTTCCGCGAATCGGGTAATAATTAGCAGGAAGCGAGACGCCAATAAAGTCAGCGCTATTATCAATGTAACCCTCCGGTTGAGAGGAGTTAGGGCCTGTTATTGTGGTGATGGATACAGTTTCGAGCGTGCTGAACGCATAAAATTCGTAATCGTGCGCCGCTGTGGTCTTAACCATTTTGCAGCCCTTGCTTGCGTGATTTGGATTCGTTGGCATGACTTATGTGTTTGGGGTTGTCGTGACTGTTACCGTGCCATCAGGGTTGAAAGTGCAGACGAAAGGCGGCTTGTATTGCTCCTCTGTGAGCGCGTCCGGCTTGATCGTGAGGATTGCGCCGACATTCACCGCGCCGAGTTGAAAGAGTTGCGTCGCGTCAGTCCCGAGAGCATCCAAGACGGCTTGAGGGGTGTATTCCTGCGACTTCCAAAGGCGGTCATAGATGTCGATCTGCGCTTGAATCATGCCCGCCCAATTCGTTTGCACCCGGGCGCGAATCTCTTTCGCCATGCGCGTGGCTGGCGTGTCGGAAACAATGACGGGTTGAATCAAACTCATGGCAAGATTTCGGTGACTCGAAGAACAGAGTTCATGACGCCGCCGTATTTGGCACCACCGGAAGTCTGGTTAATGTAGGCCGTGCCTGATGCGGAGCCGTAGCGAAGGCGGTAAGTCCTCGCCGTGGTAGATCCCGCCGTTAGCGAGTGACGGAGGCTTAAAATCTGGTGATGCGTGTTGATTTCAATGGTCACACCAGCGGCAGCTAGCGCGTTCGCTGTGGAGTCCACAAACAAAGCGCCAGTGACGATTTGAGCGCCTGCTGTGCTGTTATCCACCACGGCGTTAAACTCAATCAGGAGGGTTGAGCTTGCGTTGGTTGGCGTGATCGTCACCGTCTGCCACTCCGCGCCCTCTGTGATTTGGGGAATGGTGTTGTCGTAGGGTATAGCCACCGCCGTGCTTCCTACTGCTGTGGAGTTTGAGACGACCACCTGCGCCGTTTTCCCGCCCGTGATGTAAGAAGGATTCGCCCCGGCCCCGCCCGTCTTGAGGATTTGGCCAACCGTGCCCGCGCCGAGCCTTTCCCAAGCACTCGCGCCACGATAAAGAAGGTCACCTTGCGCCGCGCTGCCGATCCAGTCGAGGAGTTGAGTCAGAGACACTTCCTCCGCCGCTCCTGCGCCTGCCGTGTTGCGTCCTTTGACTCGTTTGGTAGTGGCGAATGCAGAAAGGGCATCCGCGTAAGCCTTGACGCTCTGTTGCGAAGGAGGGCGCAAGTCTGAATTGGAGGTCATCGCGTCTTCGTCGATGATATAGGGCGTCCAGTTACCCGCGCTTGTGCCGGTTGAAATCCAAATAGACGGGTCGTTGTATTGCACCCCGAACTGGTGATTAAAGTCAGGAACCTTCAAGGCCCGCGCTCCAGCGTCAGCCCAGAAAGTAGTCGGGGCGTCACCGGTCAGGATGCCGCCCAATGAGAGGAGAGAAAGAAGCTCGTCGGAATCGTAGAACTTTGCTTCACCTGCGCCGTCAAACCCTAAAACGGTCGTCTCGCGATTCGCTCCCGCCTTCGCGGCCAAAGCATCCGAGGAGTCAGAAAGGCGAAGGCACCGGCCCACCTTGCGGCCAAGGCTTTGAACAAGCATCGTCAACTTGTCGAGCGATCGCGTGATAACAGCAGCAGGCAGGGCCCCAGTTCCCACAAACTCCGTCGTTTGAGTCTCTTCGGGCTCGCGGTAAATCGTCAGCGTGACCGTTGAAGCGTAAGCCGAGACTGTGACCAGGCTTCCGCCTGATTCGTCACCCGATCCAGAAAGGACGTAATGCGTCGTTTCCGTCAGCGTGGTTTCTACGCCGTCCGCATCCGTGAGAACAACCGTCACGTCCGCATTGTCCAAGAAGTAGAACGGGACAACGTAGGGTGTCACCGTGCTGGCGTTGCCAACGTATTGAACCCTTGAAGTGTCGGAAGAAATCGGCATGAGCGTTGGGGTGATTGTGTTTACATTCTGGAACCTTGCAAGCTTTATTTACATACCGGAACCGTTCAATCGGCCGCATTTTCCGCGACTCCGAACAGATCCCGGACCAAGTGAGAAAGGGAAGCCGCCGCCGCGATATTGTCATTCGCAAGCCCCATGGCCGAAAGAATGGATTCAACGTCCTTCATCACTTGCCCCGTATCCCGCTCCCCTTGTAGCGTGTCGGGAAGCCTACCAATGGCGGGAATTGCGTTTTCTACGCTGGAAAAAAGGTTGCCATCGGGGGAGTAAACGCCCACCGCATCATAGGCCGCACCCTGCACCACGGAACCGAGAACAGGGACGCCACCCATCCAGCCGGTTGACATTTTCAGAGCCATGCTTTTCGCGCTCCAGTTCTTTTCGTCAAAGATTTCATCATCGTCATTGTCCCGCGCATCCTTCCAGGCGTTGCGGATGATCGAGGAAAGAAGCCCCTCAAGAATCAAAACAAAAGCCAGCGTCCTCACCTTGTCGGCAATGGGTCGATTGCTCACAGAATAAGTCGCAAGCGCGAGATTCTTCCGGGACTCAGAAGCGAAAGCCCAAACGAGTTTGGAAATCGGATTTGTTGATGTGACCTCATAAAGCGACCTCGCCGCGCTCCGTGTAGGTTGCGCAATGGTGTCAACGATCCTTTCGGTTTCATTAGTGGCGAAGTCTTCGGCGTCCGGACCTTGAAGTCCCGCCTCATTAGCAAGCTTCAACTGATAATCGAAGGTGATGGCATAGCTTCCCGCTGTGAACAGGGCGTCAGCCCCACCGATCAAGCGGCCAAGCTTTGCCACCTGATGTTTCAGCATGGAAGGCTTGCTTGTCTTCAAACCCTCCAGGGATTGACGGACCACCGGCGGCATTTCAGCAAGACGGCGTTGAATATATGGCGATTCAAACGCCGAGCCCCACGACAGATTTCCCGAAAGAAGTTTACCGAGCCGGACCACGTAAGCGCCTGTTGGCATGTGAGTCAGCGCTGCGCCAAGCTGGGTCGATTGAACAGCGAGCGTTCCGAGACGACCGACGAGCGCGACCGATGCGGCCCGCCCTGTCCACTTGCTCAAGGTTTGATTTAGCGCGAGCTGCGCCCCTGCGTCTCGCGTGCCGCCCTGCGCGAAGTGATCCAGCCAGCCGCGAAGAACTCCAACGGCCTCTTTTCCTCCCGATGCTTGAACGGCGTTCCCGACCTTACGGGCATTGAGTAGCGCCATTGCCTCAGTAGTGAAAGGCGCGTAAGCCTTCCAATGCTCCATTTGCTTCTTGTGAGCAATGAAGACTTGAAGCGCGTCTTTAAAGTCAGGCTCCGCGATGGACTGGCCACGACTCCGCAGACTCCCCGGCGTGAGCGATCCGCCCGAAGTTGTTGAACCGGTCACCGGGTCGATTGTCTGGCCGCCTTGCGCCTGCATAGGCTTTACTGTGATAGGCGCATAATTCTCATTCTTCGGAAGGTTGATCCCGTTCAGAGCTTTATAAACCGGGTTGAGCGTTGCCCACTCCCCGGCGTATTCGGTCATCAAGTGAGCGCGAACGGCCCGAGCTTCCGGCGTCAATGCCGCTTCAAGTTCATCCATGAAGTCTTGCCCGTAATGCCACGCGCCCGCAGGTTTCCCGTTTTCGTCAAGATTGCCGATCATGTGGCGCTGTCCATCCGCTTGATTCCACATCAAGGAAGCTGTTATCATTTCCATTTGCGACAGCTTCACGCCTGAAATCTCCGTGTTTTTCTGCGACAGATTCCAGTGAAGAAGCTCACCCTTGAAGCGATCACCGGCGATCCTTGCGAATAGATCGTCAATGCCGCCTTGAACACCCTGCAAAGCGTCCTCTTTGGCGTTCGATGCTTCGCGCTCCATATCGGCCAGGCGCTTCGCTTCTGTCGAATTTGTCCCGAAAACAAAATGAAGAACCTGCTCGAAATTGAGGAGGTTAAACATGCCGTCTTTGAGGCGCGACTTGAAGCCGTTCGATTGAAGCTCTTGCTCCGTCCGCTCCGCAAGCGATCCGGTTTTACCCGTGTCCACAATGAGACTGTCGCGGGCAATCTCCCGGTTTTCTTTCTCCATGAGCTTTTGCAGGCGAAAGCTTGCAAAGCCCTCTTCAAAAATATACGTCGCATTTTCAACAGCAGCCGCCCGGCGTGCCGCGTCCGCATTCTTCCAATCTCCAATCTGTCCAATCAGATTCATTTGAAGGGTAGCCGCCGCCTCTTGTTCTGGCGTCATTTGCCCTTTCAAGATTTCCGCTTCGATGGCGTTTGCTTGCGTCTCAACTTCCGCCGCCGTCCAGTCTTTCGCGGCCCGGAGCGTGTCAAAGAGTGAATGAATATCCGCGCCAGCTTTGCCAACCTTTTTCTTCCCAGCCTCATCCTTCTTCGGCTTGGCACGTTCAAAGAGCTTGTCTAAGAGCCTGTCATATTCCTTCTGTAAATGCTTCTCCAGGAGCACGCCCATCTTTTCCACGCGCCGCCCGATTTCCTTCAATCGAGCTTCATCGGTTTCGAGTTTCGCCAAGTTGATGAAGCCGCCCACTTTCCCGCGCACCTCCGGGGGCATGACGGACAACGCCGCGTCAAGCATCCGCATCGTCCGAACGAGCCGCGCCTTCGGGCTGTAATCTTTGGCTTGAAGGGCGTCTTGCTCCTTGCGCCATGCTGCCGCCTCAGTCTTCGCTTGCTGGCGAGCCGCTTTCATTTCCTGCTTTGACTTGTCGAGAAGCTCTTTCCACCGTTGCGATTGCTCAACCTCCGACCTGATGGCGTTCCATAGAGCGTCCGGCGAGGGCTCAGAAATGAAGCCGTCTTCATAAAGCTCTTGCGCGATTTGGTCCGGCATCACGGAGCCGCCAAACACCACAGAGGGAACGCTGTCGATCCCGTCAAAGTCACCGTTGCGGAGAAGATCGATCTTGCCAGCCTTCGCCGCCGCAGCCTTGCCCATGATGCGACCTTGAAGCCGCGTTCCAGGGCGAGCCAGTTGCGACATGACGCGACCGCTCCAGAGCTTCGCCAGTTCCTTTTGGTCAATGACTCCCTGATACTTCGCTTCGACGGCTTGCTGCAATTCATCGGCCCGAACCGCTTCGCGAACGGCCTGCTCATCTTCCAATTGCTTCGGCGTCCGAGGCTCCACCACGGCGCGAATCTTGTTGGCGTCCCACGTCAGGCGATCCATTTCGAAATCACGCTTGAGGTTTGCAAGGCGGCGCTGTGCCTCTTTCTCAAGTTGCAGGCGCTTCTCAGGATTCTTTTTCAAGTGCTCGTCAATCTGCTCTTGGATTTGCTCGATTTGCTTGCCGGGGGAGAGCGAGAAGTTTTGAAAACCTCTTTTCGATAGCCAGTTTTCAAGTGCGTGCTTACTCTCTATCGAAGGCTCCCGCGTCCAAACAAGCCCGCCCTCCCTGTCGTATCTCCAGCGATCCGCGCCCGCCGCTTTCACCCCAAAAACGTCAGAATGATTGATTTTCATTAAGTCTTCATCGGAGTTTAAGGCGTGAGCCTCAACGCTTCCATATGAATCAACAATCCCGATTGCGCCCGTTTTCCCTACCTTCGACAAACTGAACGCCGCGCCGCCGTCCTCCAGTTCCGCAAGCCGTTCCTGTGCCGCGATGTGTTCAAGATCCGCGAGCCGCTCCCGGTTGTATTTGGCTTGCACGTCCACGCCGAGAAGCTTCTCGATAAACCGGCCGTATGCGTCACCGTCTTTGATCGTCCCGGCGTCACGCGCTTTCTTGAGTGCTGCCACCGTCCCGAACATGGCGCGGAATTGCGCTTTAACGCTCCGCAGGAAAGCATAAAACTTACCGAGAACGTTCGCTGTCTTTGCATCCCCGGCGCTCGCGATGGCGTCACGGATGGCTACAGACACGCCGCCGACTTTCGTTTTGCTTCCGTCTTTCCAATGGCCGACAATATCAGCGACAGCCAATTCACTCACGGTTTCCCGCGTCTCAGTCTCTGAAGCCTTGCCGCTCGCCACCTTCTGAACACGCTCACGAAAGGCGCGGTCCTGATCGTCGCGGGCATTCTCGACGGCAAACACCGGGGCGACGGCCGTAAATGCCGCCTGCGTCTCTTCCTGTGTCAGCGTGCCGGATGCGAGCCCCTTCCTATAGTTTGATTCGACGGACTCATGCAAGAACGTCAACACCGGGGAGAGTGATTGATTCACTTCGAGGCGCTGAACGATTTCACGCACGCCCGTCTCAACGTTGTCCACGAACTCGAAAGAGTTTGAACCGTTGACAATGACATTGATTTCACCATTGCCGGACTGATTCGCCTCAAGTTCCGCCTCTTTGCGCAAAGTTTCCAGCGTCCCGGCGTCTGTGATTTCCCGCACAACTTGCCCGTTGCGGGTCGAAACAATGCTTTTGCCGTCACTTGTGGAAAGCTCGCCCGTGGCCACAGTTTCCCGCTTCGCATCCGGCGCTTGATTGTGCCATGAATCAGCCAGAGCAACAAAAGCGTCCGCCTCCGTTTGATTCCTTGCCTGTCCCAAATCTTGAACCAAGGCGACTGCAGCAGCTTCATTGGAAACCGCGAACTCTTTGCCGTCCTCCATGCGGAGTTTCCAGCCGTTACCGTCCCGGACCACGTTCGAAACGCCCGCCTCTCTCTGTTCGACCTGCTGGACGGCCTGCCGCGTCGTCTGCCGTGCTTTGATTGCTTCCGCAGCTTCCGCCCGCCGCGTCGCCACCTCCGGCGCCGTGAAGTCCGTCTGTGCGAAAGCTTCCTGAACCGCAGAGAAAGCGCCGCCGAAGTCCCCGGCGTTCGCGAGCGTGACAATCCTGTCAATGTGCTCATCGTTGAACCCTTCCGCTTTCAAACTGGCCGGGTCCGTCACTAAGGCCCGAGCCTTCACGCCGTCGCGGACCATACCAGCGCCGCCGCCCATGATCGAAAGCGGGATGATTGTCGACAACAGTTCCGCCTGATTCTTCGCGTTGAAGATTCCTCCCGTGACTTTCTGCCAATCCACCGCGGGCACGTCCTGATTGAGCGCACCGATCACCGATTGCGCCGCGTATGGGGCGAGGTCTTGAGCATTCTCTGCGCCCCACTCAACACCGGCATTTGTCCCTGTATCAACAAGAACTCTCAAGGCTTTTTTGGCGGTTAAACTCTTCAGAGTGTCGCCCATGAAAGACAGGCGCTTTATCAGGAAGCCGCTCTCAACATAATCCAAAGCCGCTTGAATCGGAGCCGCCGCCATGCCGATAGTGTGAGCCTGCTCGCGGGAAAGCTCCGGGTTGTCACGGCGAAACTGCTTGTAATTGTCGTCGGCATACATGCCAGCATTGAGAAGCACGCCACCAGGGAGCGCCGCCGTGGCCATCATCGGGAGCGTTGCGGACATGCCAAGCATGGACTGCTTTGCCAAGCCAGAAAAACCTTGGTCCTTCCAGTTCTCATCCGCGTATCGGGTAGGATCCACAACCTCATTTGCGAAGGCTTGGATTTCATTCTCGGCGTCTTTCAAGTCTAAGGCTTTCCCTGCCTGCTCAACAGCGAATTGCTTTTCCTCCGGCGTGATTGGGCGCAACTTCTCAATGAATGGCTGATCCTTGCGCTCGTATCCCGTGTTTTCGAGGGTGAGCCTGTTGGAGAGGTATTTGAAAACCTCTTCCTTGTCTTTGATGCCTTCGGGAATCACCGGCCTGTCACCGTATCCGCTCACTGTGTCCACCATCCCCAAGAGGGAACTGCGGGAAACGGTGTTGATCGTTCCCATGCCGAGCCCCTCCCCGGCACGCTGGAAGCTCTCAGCCATGCGTTGAGCGAGCGCCTTGCGGTCATAACCCTTCGACTCCGCTTGAAGCGCCGCCGCTTCCATCACAAGGCCGCGCTTGTCCGCTGGCACTTCAAGGAAACGAGCCGCCGCGCCCGCCATGTCATCCGGCCCGGTTGCCACATCGCGCCCGGTCGGGGAGGTATTGCGCTCAGCTTCGGCAACAATGGAATCAACTACACCCCGAAAAGGTTCAATCTGCTTCCCGTAGGCGTCCCGTGCGTCAATAAACCGCTGGAGATATTCACCCTCCCGAGGAGTCCCGGCCATCTTGTTCGCGTCACGATGCGCGGCCCATACGTCCGGCCAGGGCATGCCAGAAGCTGCCGCAATCATGCCGACTCGATTCAAGTCACCGGCAACGCGCTTGTCTTCCGTCTCCATCTTCATTTCACCGGCAACACGCTCATGAAACTGGTTCAGATCGAGAGGAGCGGGAGCCTTGAACCCGTCTTGCGCCACGGAATACGCGGGCAGATAGTAGCTTTCGAGGTTGTTGCTGATTTCATCGGAAGGCTTACCGAGCTTCTCGGAAAGGTATTGAGTCGCCAGGAACCGTTTGCGGGAGCGTTCGGGGTCTGTGGAGAATTGGAACACTCCGTCAAGCTCCGTCCTTTGATCTTCTGGGAGCGTCTTCTTCCAGCCGTCGAAATCGGTATATGCGTGGTTGAGGGAGTCGCTCATGAGTCTTTGTATTTGCGGAGCTTGATATTGCTAGTGTTGCTGCCGATTGACAGGCCGAGGGCGGCGGACGCTTCGGGGGTTAGGTCAACGAGCTTGTTCTTGCTTCGCGGATCAATCGTCATCCCGTTTTCGTCATAAATCACCGTGACAAGCTTGCCGTCTTCACCTTCGACTTGAAGCTTCGACTTGGAAATATCCCACTCCCCTTTATCGTTCTTCTTTGGAAGTCTCACGCCGAGCTTTGCCGCCACTTCGGGAGCAAGCGCAACAGTCGGATGTGTGCCGAAATAGGGCTGAGTCCCGCGCTTCATGCCGATGGAGTTAAGCCCGTTGTCAGCGTCCCCGGCGTAGCCATAGCTTGAAGCGATGCCTTGCAGCGCACCGTCAGCAAGTGCCGCGTAACGCTCCGTCGAACTGCCCGCGCTTACGTCAGAGACCGTCTTAGGTTTGTCCTGCGGCATGAGGTAAAACTTGTTCGCCTTCCCTTGAAGTTTTGACTCCGTCTTGTCGCTGATCCATGCGTCAATTTTCGCCTGATCCGGCTTTTCTGGTTGTGACTGATACCAGCCTTCAAACTGCTGGAATACCTTCGCGCTCATAAACTCGCCCTTCATTTTTGACTCTTCATTCAGAATCATTCCGTCCTTGTCCGAGCTTGCTGCGCGTCTCAAAAGTGCGTAAGTGCGTCCCATCGCAGTGGCGTCCTCTACGGACTTGAAGCCACTCTTTTCCATGAGGGCGGGATCCTTCAATGTGGGCGAAGCTTTACGGAGAAGGTTTAAAGCTTCTGACTTGTCACTCCCTGCCGCTTTGACGATTGTCGCCGCTTCCGCTTTTGCGATGCCGATTCGCTCAAGGCTGCTCTGATCCGCAAGCATCTTCTCAAGTTCAGGATTCCATACAGAAGTCATGTATCCGGCGTTCGTTTGATTGATGGCATACGCGATCTTATTTCGCCCATACGTCTTTTCGGCGCTCGCGCTCTTGCCTGTGGCGTCCGCGTTGTTCTTCTCCGCCTCACCGAAAACGCCAGTAAAACGCGCCATCTGGGTTTGATTCATCCCGAGCGCAAGAGCCTTCGCGTAAAGGTCCGCTTTGCGCTTCTGGGTCGGGTCGTCGTCGGGATCGTATGCCTGCGCGTCCGTTATCAGGGACTCCATTTCAAGGTGAGGCATGTAGTCGTATGACGGATTCGCTGCGTCTTCAAGAACACCCTGTTTCTCACGGAGGGAGGTAATCACGCGAGCGCCGACAACAGGATCGAAGTCCCCGCTCTTCACCATCTGATTGATAACAACGGGGTCCACGTTCTCATTGTTAGCAATCGCCATAGCAACAGAGCCGTAGTTCGCTGCCTGTTTCCGCCCCTGCATTATCTCAATCTGCTTGCCAATCTTGCCCTTTGCTTCGTCCTTGTAGATGGCTTTTTCGTCGTCCGTCAGGTCTTGGGAGTCGATAAGTTTCATCGCTTCCTCTTCGTTCGGCTGGACCTCAGTTAAAACTGTGAGGCTGTCGCGAAAGCTTTTGTGGTTCTGTAAGGCTACCTGCTTCTTGCCTCTGAGAAGATCAAGCTGCGCGTCCTCTTCTGTTTTCCACCCCTTTGAAACTTGAAGTCTCTTCTCTTCCTCCGCGCCTGCGATGTTTCCATTTTCGATGAACGTGAGAAACTTCGCCTCGCTTGAGGTTGTGGCCCGTTTGAAAATAGATTGAGTGGCATCATGCTCTGTGTTGATGAGGCCATGGCTCGACCACTTCACAAGATGATTGCGAAGCTGCTCCTTGACGACAGGAGAGTAACTCTCATTCGCATCGAGAGCATTCCTTGCGCTTTCGACATGCTGCTCCCAGAGGCTTCCCCACTCTTCCGGCTTCGATAGGTTCTCTTGCTTCACCTTCTCAAACTCCGCTTCTTTGGTTGAAAGGAAGGCTTGAGCGTCCGTAAGATCCGCGTAATTCTTCGCCTCCATGCGATCATTCGCCACCTGTCCGAGGATGCCGCCCAGATGCTGCATCGTGTTCGCCCACGCATTCCCTGCGATGGCATCGCCTTGGAACGCGCCGGGACCGAGCTTCTCTTGAGCCGTGGCATCGTATGCAGCCCGAGCCACGCCGGAAGTATCCACACGCAAACGCCCCGAAAGGTCGGGAGCCATCGGGGATCGAGCGTTGCGGGGTGCGGGTGCGCTTTGGCCGTCTCTGTAAAGTGGGATCATGATATTTTAAGATGGTATCAATAGTAACCTGCGCCGTAAGAGATGCCGCCTGTTCCGGGCTTTGCCTTTGGATACATGTTGTATCCCTGCCCCAAGATCGTGCCCATGCCGGAAACAAGGCCCGCTGTTGCTGCCGACTTCATGCCGCTGGCGTTGTTGAGTCCGCTCAGCCGCTCGATTTGGGCGGATCGTAGTTGTTGACGTGCCTTCATCGGAGCAAGCGAGCCCTCCGCCCGTGCTGCTGCCGCGCCCATGCCGTAGCCAGCCGCGCCCACGCTTCCGCCGTAACGCTCCATCGCCGCCCCTTCAATAAGGCTTGAGCGTTCGGAGTTGGTTTCATACCACGAATCCGAAAGGGCGAGCTGCATGTTTCGTCCCGTCTCAGCGAGAACCTCAACCGGTGTCCCTGTGGCCGCGACTCCACTCTTTGCAATGCGGGCGTTTTGAATGCTCGACATTCGAAGTTGATCCTCGCGGGTCCGGCGCTGATCCTCAGTGCCCCGGCGCTCAGCCGCTCCGGCCTGCTGCTCCAGGTTGGCAGCGTTGGCATTCGCCGTGTTCATGGCCATGGCAGCCTGTGCCTCTTGCTGCTTTGCGGCCTGCTGTGCCTGCCATTGCGCCGTTTTCTGCTGGTTGGCGATGTTGTTTCGCTCCACGGCGTAATTGTATTCAGCCATCGCGTTCGCGTTCGCGGCGGCGCTCTTGTTCTGACTGTATGACATGCCCATTCCGATGCCGCTCATCGCTAAGCCTGCCACTCCCACTAATGCCATAGCTGTTCCAGGGTCCATAATTTTAAAGAATTGAGACTATTTGAGTGAGGTTGAAATTTGTCTCCGTGAATCCGTGTCTCTTCGATGCACATCGAGCAAGGGCAGGCGTTGTGAAGCCCATGAGGAAGCCGCAATCATTGGCTTTTGCGATGACCTTCAAAGACTCGACAGCGTGCCCCACGGCATCAAATGATGCAGACAAAGACAAAGCGGGAGCGGTAACGAGGGTTTCAATGATGCCAACGCCGATCCCATAAGAGAGGTAAACCCATGCAGCCGCGACAGGTTCGCCGTCACATTCAACAATTACACCCGTGGGCGGTGTTTTAGCTTCCATGAATCCGCTTTGCCCGTGCGCCTTCATCCACCCTTCAATGAGCTGGAAATCTCCAAGCCCTTCGCCATAGGCTCGCACGCGCCATGATTTACATTCTGGAACCATTGCGAGAGGTTGAATCATAAACGGTCAAGAATCAACGGTAAAAACGAATACCATCGCCAGGATGTTCAACGGCTGCGGGTCCACCTGCCGGACAGCCACGCGAACAGAAGTGTCATACGGGGAGTCGATCGACCATTCAATGTCGTCCGTGAGCAATGGAGGCTCGTCGTCCATGACCTGCTCAGATCGACGGAAAGGTATCTCGGACCATTGCGCCCCGGTTGAGCGTGTCGGATTCTCTGAAACCTCCGCGCCCAAGGATTCATAGACGGAAAGAACGATTTTATTCGGACGATGGCGACGGGCCCGGGAAGATCCGTCAGCAAGTTGGAGCTCGACCTTCATCGGCTGAATCTGGGGAACAAACGGAAGCCCGACAACAACCACGGAAGCGGCGGAAGCAAGGGTGATTTGCCCGCCCGTGACCGTCTGACTCGGGAGCGTGCCGCCATCCGCGCGGATTGCCACCGTCTCGCCTTCCAGATGGGAAAGCCCTGTGATTACCGTCGCAGGGGCCCCGCTGTATGTGGCGGCCGCATCCATGCAAACGAGCCGGGACGTGTCCGAGTAGTCGAATTGCTGCATGGCTGGGTAAAAACTTTCGATGTATCGCACATCAGCCCCGTTAATGTTCCGCTTCACTGAAAACCATACTTCGTCAGCGGTTCCATCGTTGGAGTAGTTCACGCTGACGCTTTCAAAAGCGCCGTCTGTGTCGTGAGTGTGCCACGCCGAAACCTCATGCTCCCGCTGATAGGTCAAGCCCACAAGTTTACCCTCGCCAGTGACACACCAAAGGATGTCATCTTTCCGCGCCTGGTATGCCGTCTGCTTGATCCCGCCTTTCGTGACGTGCTCCGCGAGAATCGTCATGTTGTTAGCCTTCAAGGAGTCCTCTTCAAAAGAGTAGGCCATTTCGGAAAGCGTGAGCCCGTAGCGATTGACGAACAAGACGACGTTTTTCACCAGCCGCCCGGCGATGTATTCGGAGCCCTCCGAGCTTTGGCGAATGACGCGAACATTCGTCGGAGTGATGGCGCTTGTTTCACTCCCGGAATGCATGAGCCATTCTTCCGCCGCTGTGCCGATGATAAGCCCGTTGCTGTTGGCGCATAGCCATTGAATCTGGCTCGATTGAGTCGAAGCAATCACGTAATCGAAAGAAGCATCATCAAGAGTCGTCTTCGTGAAGTTCTCGAAATCCCCAATCGAGGAGCCCCACACGCGCAAGGGCTGCCGGGTTGTGCCAGCGTAGATGATGCGTTGCTCATGGAACGTCACGGCTCGCGGGTATCCTTGATACGGTGACCAAGCCCCCTCACTCCAAGTCTTCGTGGCTGTCGTCTTGGCAAGATCCCGAATCACGGTAGCGTTCACGACGGTTGAAGACGTGAACCCGGTAATCTTGACCAATCCGTAAACCTTGGAATCAACAGCCTCAAGCATTGCCCGAGCATTTACGGCGCTCGACCAATTGGCAATCCTGATACGAATTTGAACCTCTTCGGAGTAGTCGAACACGGTCGGAGCTACGTTTCTGTCACTGTTCGACTTGAACACGCGCACGCTTTCCCATGTCGTCCCGTTGTCGTCGCTGGTTTCAACCACGATGTCAGCCGCCCACGTTCCGAATGTGGAGAACTCGACGGATCCAATCACGCGCATGGCCGAGGTCGTCAGGTTTCCTGTGATCCCCTGCGAGATATAAGCGTTGTCCCGGCGATGGGCGATCCCAAAGAACGCGCCGACATGCAGGGCGTTGAAGAGTGCCGCCGATGCCGTAAGAGTAATGGCTCCCGTCGTCCCGCTGGGTGTAATCGTTGTCGCCTCAACGTTCTCATCCAACAGCGCCGGGTAAGTCTGGTCTATCTCCGTAAGCGTCCAGTTATCATCCGCGATCCGGGAAAGCTTTTGCGGGGGGTGGTTGGGATGAATCAGGTAAGTGACATCGTTAATCTGCCGATATTGAATCTCGTAAAGCTCCGCCTCCGTGTAAGGCGAGACGATTTCATACGGCACGCCGAGCACAAGAACTTGCTGGCGTTGCGTCCAGAAGCGCACATAAAGATCCCCGAACTCCAGTTGAAAACTTGTCGAGATTGAAAAGTTGAAGTCAATCAGCCTGCACTTCTTGTTCGTATACTTTGCGGCCCCCAGATATTGCGTGCCAGGACGAGAGAACGCACCGCCGACAGCGCGGGGAATGAAGTTGCGAAGCTGGAGACAGCCTGAACGGTATTTTCCCGTGTCAGAGCGAGCGTCAACTAATGGGGAAAGCTCCCCGGCGTTGAAGTTGTTCAGCAGTTGATGAATATTTGTCCCCATAATCAGCAGCGCCGAGCGTTCACGAGTTCACTCTCCCAATAGTCGGGAGACTTCCGCGATCGGGATTCATTCGCATCGACTCGCTTCGCCTCCCCGAGCGCGGCCCGGTAACGCTGCATGAGAGATTCTTGCAGGCCTTGGTCTTTCGTGAGCTTCGTTGAAATCCGAACCGCGAGCTTGAGCGCGAAGGCTTCGACAAAGAGCGCGTCAAATAGATTCGGGTCGATGATCTTGCGGGAATAGATGATTTGAGCGGTCCCGGCGTCCGTCCAAAGGATTTTACCGGAGACGATTTCGTAATCATCCTCCGCGTATTGAACCTCCAAGTCGTTGAACCGAATAAGCCGGAGGTAGTCGGAGGGTAGCTGATAGGCGTAATCCCAGCCAAACAAGGGCGCGTCAGAGAGCCGGGAGAGCGTGGCTGGATGCCGAGAGAATCCCCACGGATGCGCCCGCAACATTGCGTCACGGGTCGAATCGTAGAACCGTTTGCAGATGGCCGCCTGTGGCGTCTGCTCGTCAATACTGGAGATGTTGAAAAGATCCCCAATTTCAGCAAGGGCAAGGTTTGCAATTTCGGTCGCGTTCATGGCTCAGTCCTCCATCCGATTTCTCTTTTTTCTTTCGTTGGTTCAACCAGTTCAAAGTCCAGATGCCAAGAGGAAGATTTAATATCCCATTGCACTTCGTAAGAGTGGTTTGCGCCTCTTGCCATAAAAGCGGTAACGATCCCGCTTTGACCTTCTGGCTCAGTCACATGATTGACTTGTTGCCCGTTTGTAAATCGCGTTTCTATGGTCATAGGCTTTTCAAAATGAAACCCGTGACGCCTCCCTCAAGACGCCACGGGTCACAACACCAATCCAGTAACAGTTTTTCGAGGGGCTTAGGCGAGCGTGTAGGCAAGATGCCAAGTCTGCTTGCCGGATACGGCAACCGTTGCCGTTGTCCAGGTGACTTTGATCCATGAAGAAGCCGTCAAGGTGAACGGATTCAAGAAGGCGTCACCTTTGGTCCCGGCTTCACTGAACTCTTTGCGGCCAGCAGCGTTGCCGAGAGCAAGAGCAGCGCCGTAACGGTCGTCGTCCAACTCATCGCCAATCTTGCCCGTGAGAGCGTCGCCGGGGTCTTCGTAGTCCACGGAGCACAAATGAGGCAGAAGGCGGGCACCTTTAGGCAGCTTCACAAGGTAAAGCGGATCAGCGGTGGCCATGACAGCCGTCTTTGTCACGTCGATGTGGTGAACGTTACCGCCATAGCTCCGAAGATTCGGGGCTTTGGAAATATCGCTTGTGGCATCGTTTTGGAGGCTTGCGAAATCACTGTAAATAGTAGCCATAATTCAAGAATTTGAGGTTTCTCTTTCGGGTTTCAGTTCAGGGATTAGGGCGACTCATCGCAATAGACGCGAACGACCTTCACGTTTTCCGTGCGAACCGCGCCAACACGGGCAACCGTGCGGATTTGGCTTGCATGGCGACGGGTGGGAAGAATGTCCATGTGAACCTTCTTAGGACCTTCGGCCATTTTGATAGCCGACTTGTGCCAGGCAAAGCAGGAACGCACGTCCGTAGCGGTCACGATGGGGAGGCGCTCACTGTCGATCCAGTTGAAGCCCATGAAGTAGGTGATTTTACCGTCCTTCAAGGCCTGCATTTCGGAGTAATCCCGGCTCGTCGCTTCCGTGGTGGCAAGCAAGTTATCAAGCTGCTGCGCTGTATAGGCGAAGTAGCGTTCACTCTTCGGGATTTCCGCCACGTTGAGCAGTTTGGCAGCGCGGCGAATCTTCGCCATGGTCAAACCACTGTTGGCAGCAGCACCACTGGCGACGTAATCGACAGCCACAGACTGCGAGGACGGGAAAGCATCCGTGGTCGTGCCGTCCTCGCCAATGTAGCGGGTGGCATCAAACGCGGCGATGATTTCGTCATCCACGGTGCGGTTGTAGGCTTCGGCCTGCCCGTTCACCTCGTCGGAGTTGGGAAGAACAATGTCACCAAGCTGGCGTTCATCGTCCTCATCGAAGACAATGACGTCTTCGTATTTGTGGCCATAGAGCCAGTATTTGTCACCGGAGCTGTCGCCGTCCGGAGTGTCGCCCTTGCGGGTCGTGACCTGAGTCATCGAGCGCGCATTGAGCATGTTGAACCATTTGCGCTTGCCTTTGAGGTCGCCACCGGAGGCGACACAGGAGCGGAAACGGGAGCCCATCTGTTGAGCTACGGTTTCCCAGTTGGTAGAGAATTCAGTCTGATAAAATGAAGTAATTTCCATGACGGTTGCGAAGAAATGCCCCGACGTATCGGGACGGGCTTAGTGATTGCCTTGCTTCGCAGTTGTCCCGTCTGGGGCTGCAATGAGTGCGGCGCTGAGAGTTCCAAGGTTGTCGGGATCATGCCCGGCCTCTTCACTCGACAGCGCCGTTTTAATTTACATTCTGGAACCTTGCAACAGAAATCTTTTACTTTGTCACGCCGATTGCCCGGAGTCGGGACGCCGCTTCTTGCTGTGCTGCCGCTCCGCGATCCCCTTTGTATTCGGGAGATTCGCGAATTGCCCGCATCCGATCCTCTTTCGAATTGTTGCCCATGGTCGTGATTCCGCCTGTGATTTGGGTGTCATTGGATGTCATCGCCTTCGCCCACCGGGAGAACCCATGAAGAAGCTTGATGATTACCGGGTTGTCACCGATGGCCGGGTCATTGAGGTCGATAGCTTCCATGGACTTGTCAGCCGTGGCCATCTTGTTCAATTCGCCGGCGATCCACTGGCCGCCCTCCACGTTCTCAACGAACTTTTCTCCCCATGCTTTCGTCAGGTCCGCTTTCACGGTTTCGTGATATTCCTGCATGAAACCCTGTGTCTGCTGCACGGCGGCTGCCTGCTGGCCGTTCCACCAATCCACCATGTCCTTCGCTGCAGCCGGTGAGAGGTGATGCTTGTGCGCCATTTCCGCGAACCCTTTGGCGAGTTCAGGATTCCACTGTTCCGCTGGAAGATCCGCAGGCTTCTCGATCTTGTAGCCTTCGGCAGTATCAGGGGCTCCGGTGACCTTGCGCCATGCGGCCACTTCCTCCGGCTTCGCGCCTTCTCCGGGAGGTTGAACGCGCTGGCCAAGCTTCTGCTGCAATGCTCCGTAGCTTTTCAGCACATCCACCAGGGGGACACCTTGGAACTTCGCGAGCGTGGCCGCGTGCTCCTTCATGTCGTCAGGGAGCTTCGATGAGAAGTCCGGGGAAAACTTGCCATCGACAAGCCATTCACCGGGATTGAGGGCGGTAGTTGCTGCCGCTGTTGTGGTCGCTGTTGTCGCTGCCGTGCTCGCTGCTCCAAGGATGGTTGCCGCCTCTGTGGTTGTGGCTGCCGTAGTGGTAGCGCCACCGCCCCCGCCTGCCTCTGCGACTTCTTCAAACAATGGGAATCTGAGTTTAAACGTCATGGTGTTTGTGGTGTTGGTTTTTTGGGTTGTTATTTAAATGCTTTGATGCGCTCCCAGAGAACTTTGGAATATTCCTCCATAGCCCCTCTCTGACGGTGGAGTCTGTCTTTCTCATCGTCAGGCAGATCAAGATAGATGGGGTTTCCTCCCATAAAATGACTGAGTTTCTCAAGCTTGGAATCAAGCTCGTCTCGTTCGTCTACTACTCGTTGTTGATGTGGTTGCATATGGGTGTTGTTGGGGTTGCTGTTGCTTATGAAATCACCTTCGGGGGCTCGTTGTTCTCTTCGTCCTCATCGTCAGGAAGGCCGCGCTCGGCATTCTCCAACGTGTCGTCATAGTCGGGCAAGACGCGGTTGCGATACTTGCGCTCGAAATCCTCCGGCGTGGAGTATTGGCGATGCCACTCGATAACCTCCGGCGTCTTGTCACCCATGGCAGGGTGACTTGGAGGGCAAGGCGGGATGTCGCCAATGATCTTTTCGCCGTCCCACATCATTCTCCCCCCTTGAGGAATTTTAGAGCCACTGAGAATGTCCCGCGCCTTCGTCACCTGTTCCAGTGTCGGGGTCGTCGTGTCGGTAAGCTCTACTTTTTCTGTGATGAAATCGCGCACTTCAAGAGCGAAATCGTCCTCCAGGAGCTTCGTGATGGCAGTCTGCGTCTTGTGATGGAGCGCCTTCGGAGCCTCAACAGAGAACGTCAACGGGTCATAGGTTGCGATAACCTCGCCGTCTTCGCTGATTACGTTTGATACAGGGTCGAATGATTTCATGCTGTTACAGTTGGGGGTGTTGTTGGTTTAGCCTCGCCCTCTTTGATGAAGTCGAGGATTCTTTTCGTGACAGCCGTTGAGCCGTCAAAATGGATTGAGCCAATCATTGCGGCCAAAGGATTCGCTTGAGTAGAGCGGGCGTCGATGCGTGTCCGATCCGGGGGAAACATAGTCAGCAAGTCCGCAAGAACGCGCTTCCCGGCTTCCGTGCCGAACGTCTTCTTGTAGGCCAGGGCAAGGGCCCGCTCAGCTTCGATACGCGCCGCAAGTGACGCTTCGGCCTGTTCATTCGGGGTCATTGGCAATACCCTCCTTGAAACGCTTCACCGTCTCCTTCGCCTTGTTGAACACTTCAGAGGCAATGACAACGCACTCTTCGCTTTTGCTCCATCCGGCCGGCAGGACGCGATCCGCGAGAGGGGCAAACTTCATGTCTTCGCCGTATTCGATGCCGTCCAGTTCAATGACAACGCGCATGTCGAAACCCTTTTCAAAGGGGGCTTCTTTCATGAGGGCGCACGCGAGAACAGAAGCTCTGTCGAACTTGCCTTCTGCTATGGGTTTGATTTCGCCGGGCTTGTAGAAAAGAACCTTGAGGGGAGGGATTGCCATGGTGTTTTAGGATGCGTTTGCCATCATTTGAAGCATTGGAGAATCACCGGGGATCTTCCCGACGTTTGCTGCCGCCTTTGAAAGCTTCTCGGCCTGTTCGCCTTGTTCGCGCTGCTGTTGCTGCTCAAAGCGTGCTTGCCGGACCTTCTCAATCTCGGCTGGGTCAACGTTCCAGTCGGGATTGATTCCGCGATTGCGGCCAATGTCTTGAAAGGCTTTGTCCCAGTCGAGCGCGTCCGTAATATCAGGCTTGAACGCGGCGATTTGACCGGCCATGCCAAACATGGAATTCAAAGCTTCGTCGTCCTCATCCTTGAGCGCCATGGCAATTCGGGAGTTGAGAGAGATTGAAGGCTCAGCAAGGAACACACCGCCGGCGCCGTCCTGCCCAATCATTTCCTGAGGAGGTTCGGGAAGTTCGCCGGCGTGAAGCATTTCAATGAACAGACCCATGATTTGAGGTCTGATCCAATCGTTTGTGAGACGGGTATGAGTCGAGGAGAACATGCGCGATTGCTCACGGAGGCGGGCGCGAATCTCTTCCGCTGTCACGTTTGAGCGATCAATGCGAGAAACGGCCAGCCACATATCGACTTGGAAGAACCGGTCAACGGCATCCTTCTTCATCTTCACGCGGTCATTGCCGATGTTGTAATCCCCGTTGTTACCCCACTCTTGAGGGCGTCCGTCCGCTTGCGAGTTGGCGTCAAACCAAGTGATGCCACCGGGCCGCTTGTCAATGTCCCCCTTGTAGCCTTGAGGAATCAGGAGAGGAGGATTGACCTTCTTATCGACGAGCGCGTCCAGGTTCTTCTGGAGCACGTTCAATTGCTTCATGTCCGGCAGCGCCAGCCACGCAGGAGAGTAGCCCCAAGGCGTTTCACTCTCATAACCCTTCCACGTTGCCCACCGGCTCACAGAGTAGGGAAACTCATCGTAGCCCCACACGCGCAAAACGTTCTTGGCGTCCAGCTCGAAATAGCAGGAAGCAAACGCCTTGTTTGGTCCGTCGATCTTCCCCGGCATCCGCTCAGCTTCGGAGCGCGGGTAAATGGAATGAATGACCTGAAATTGCTGTTCCTGCTTTCCTTTGCCAGCCTTGAGCGCCTCTTGAACCTTCTTGCTCACTTTGTCCTCGCCAAACTTCCCGGCGAGTTGCTTGGCGGTCATGGTGATTTCACGGTCCAAACAATCAATGTCTCCGCGTGAATTCTGGGAGATGCAATACTCTCCGATGCCTTGCGACTTGTAGAGCACGCCCCTTTCATCGCGCTCACGGTAGAAAGCGCCTGTGCCGAAACAGTTAATATCCGCAAGGAAGTCGTCAGCTTGTGCATAGAATCCCGTGTAAACGAGAGCGACACGCATTTTGCGCGTGACCTCTTGGCACCATTGCTTTACGCGAAAGCTTTTCTTGAGTCCTTCAGGGGGGTCAATCGAGAACCAAGGCCGATCAATCGGGATGATGGAGCTGGATTGACCGCGCACGGCCACGTCCAAAGCGTAATACCCGGAGCCATCAAACAGTGCCGCTTCTTTCGATCCGTCCGGTGTTTGCGTGCCGCCACTGATGTTTGCCTTTCGGGGACAAAAATACTCCGCCAGCTTCTGAAAATGCGGGTCGATAGGAGCCCGCAGGTTCTTCCGCGCCGTGTATGTGGCGCTCAAATGTTCCGCAAGTTCCGTGTGGTCCATGGTTTAGGCTCCGCTGTTTGCTCCGCTGTTACCGCCAAGAATCGTTCCGCCGCCGAGTTGCGCCTTGCCTTGAGACTCCCCGGCGAGGATCGTCCGGCGAAGCCCTTTCTTCTTCAAGACGCTCATGCGTGCCTGCTCCTCCGCTTGTCCAGCTTCGGCCCGTGTAGCGGTCGGAGGTGGGGCGATGGGTTGAGCTTGCGGCGCTTCCGGGATGCTGATTTCCGGCATCTTCGGGAACTTGATGGGCTGTTGCTTCGGAGGCTTCGGGGCTTTCTGCCCACCTCCGCCGAAGTTGAGAGATGCAAGGCGACCCATGAAACCCACGGGCGAACAGTTTACGGTGTCGAAGTCATTCATGGCCGAGTAATTTACGTTTTACATTCTGGAACCGATGGAACCTTAAAACACCTTTGCGGGCAAATGCAATCCATTTCATCGTGGGGGGAGCAAACGCCATCGCTTCCCGAATGTCGCCGGCCATCGCCCAAACAAGCCAGGTGTCGCATTCTTCAAGGGGATAAACGGCGCTTATGTCGTATGGAGCTTGCGACTTTGGGACGGCGCGAGCGAGGAGAAAACACGTTGGAGTGCTCAGAATATAGCCATGGAGCCCGTGCGCTTCCATGTCAGCCGCAAGGGTAGAATCTACCTCTCCAGACTCGTAGAGCGCCGCCGCCTGCTCGTAGGGAGTCATGAGAATACACGGGGCTTGCGGGTCGATTCGTGGTTTGCTTCGTATCCGATGGGAACCAGGCCGAGCCCCCAAGCTTCCGCGAACGTCCTTGCCGCGTCGGCCGTGTGCGAAGTGCGATCATGTAGCGGAGTATCACGAACGATGCCGGAAGGCGATGGCGGCGCTTTGCGATAGGCTTCCAAGCATTGCAGGCCGGAAGGCTTGTCTGTCCCAAGCTCATCCCGCCGCGTCTCATCGGTCCGGGAATGGAACCACGATTTCGGGAGAAGATCCCGCAGGGCTTCAATGCCGCGCCACACGTCCGGCGTCCGGGGCACGACACGAATCGAGGTCGATGGCAGGCCGTAGGATTTGAGGGCGTCCACGTAAGTCTTTGCGTTCGACTTCTCCCGTATGTTGGCATCATGAGGGAAATAGTTCATGGCCATTTTCTTGCCGAACATCGCTTCCCAATCGCGAATGGCTTGCACCACATCAGCCGCGCCCTTGCCTTCCTCTTCAAACCAGCCGAGCCAAAGAAGCTCCCGGCCAGCAGGTTGCACGCACCATCCCGAAAGGTAGTCGCTCACACCAATATCCCAAGCCGTGAAGATGGGCGATGATCTTTCAGCCTCAAATGACGACACGCGCCCCCGTGTCCGCAGGGTCGTGACGTAGGGATAGATTGCCCCGGCGACCTTCGACATTACACATTCAGCTTCGACGCTTGGAAACTGCGTGAACATGTCGTCTTTCTGTTCCGCCGCCTTGATTTCATACCACGCTTGCCGATCCGGAGGAATGACGAGCCCGTAAGTGTCCTGCAGCTCTTTGAAATATTTGAAGGTCGATTCCTTCGATGGTTTGTAGCCGGTCAGAATGTAACTCGGATGATTGAACCACGGGAAGAAGTGCATCTTCCAATCGAGCCGGGACAATGGCCGTGCCTCTTTCTTCGCTTCCAGGGCGAGCTTAAAAAGCTCGTAGCACTCCCCGAACTTCCCGCCCTCCATCGTCGTTTCAACGTCCAAGATGCCGGACTTGCCCAAGGCGTTGAAGGATCCGCGCTTGATCTTCTGGGCGGTCTCTGGGCGCTGTGCCGCCATCGGTCCGAACTCTGAGACATGCAGGCGGCGAGGCGTCCCGCCCATAAAAGACATACTCGCCTCTTGCTTGCTCCCGTTGCTCCATTCAAGCGCCGAGTCGTTGCATTTGACCAGCTTCACCTTCTCATGGAGCGCCTTCCATATCTCGGCCAGGCCCTTGTCTGGGTGGCGCGGTCCATTCTCCCACGCAAAGCGGGCGATCTTGAGCTTCTTGGCCGCATCGTCTTCACGGAAATCGACGTGAGCGCAATGCGTGTTCTCATGCCAAACGCATTCGTCCAGGTAGTCAATCACGATCAGGGTGGACATGCCGAGCTTTCGGGCTTTCGGCACAAAGTTCCGGGCGTGCCGCTCGCGTAGAAATTGCGCCTGCTCATCCCGGAGGATGAAGGGAACCATGTTGCCGTTGTCGTCGTCTTCCGGAAGGATCAGATAGAACCCGGAGGACATGCGCCACTCTTTTGAGGCGAGCTTTTCCGCGATGGCGTCCGCTTCACTCATTTCTTGGCGAGGTTGGAAAGAGCTTTGTTTACCGCATCCGCCGCGACAAGATGCACATCCCCGCTGACCTCCACCTTCTGAGGCGCAAACCACGAATTCGGCGACAGCTTCGCGAGCAGGTCCAGGGCGCGGAGCTTGTCGGGCATTTTCGTCTTCTTCGCCCCCATGTCGGAATATGAAACCTCTTGGCAAAGCGGGTTTGTTTCGTCCACTTCCCCCACTGGTGTATTAACCACAGACACAAGGAATTTCACCGCGTCTGCGATGGTAAATCCGACCTCTTGCTTTGCAATTTTGTCCCCTTCTTGTCTGAATTCGTCAATTCTTAGCAGGATATTAGCGTTTTTAAGCAGTCTTGATGCAGAAACGTTAGCACTCGCCCTCGTCCCCTTCTTTGAAACACACTTACGATAAGCGTCATACGCACTTCCCCCCTTCGCGACAGCTTGCGCGAACTTTTCATGCTTCTTGTTCTTTAGGAGGGGCATTGAACGCTTTTACATTCTGGAACCGTCAGCGTCAAGGTTTGAAAGTTTCCCCAAGTTTCACCCTTGACAGAGGTTTTATATTCTGGCACCCATAGAAATCAGGAATAGAAGGGGTTACCAGCCAGGGAGTTCAGTGACTCTCCTCCTCCCATGTGGTTGTGATCTGTTGGAGTGCGCGGTATGACATATCTCCTACTGCTTTGTGCCTCTCTCTGTCCCCAACGGCTTGCAATTTCTCCCCCGCAGCAATCATGCTTTCGAGGATGGCTAATAGTTTGATTAGGTCGGAGTTCATTTCTGTGACTCCTTCCATTGCGCGTGTTCAAATTCACTTAAAACAGTGAGTGCCCCATCAAGATTGTGCCTTACAACCTCTCTGTCGTGGCACGCTTTAAACATTAAGCACGCTGCATAAGGGTGGTATTCATTTAAATCAGCGACACGCATTCCGCACTCCTGGCATGTTGTCATCTTCTCTGCCTTCGTGAGTGATAGTTCTGTGTTCATAATTTCAGTGGTTCAATGTTTGGAAATCAGGGGTTTTCGTATCTCCCTTTTGATAAAAGTGTTGCCGGATTGTGCCATCCGTTTCGGCGCTTTCCTGTATATCCACATTCTTCGCACCCTGAGCCGACATAACACCCGGCCTTTGCGTCCCATGGATAACCTAAGCTTTGCCCCTCCACCGTTTCATGACAACCAGAGCAACTCTGCGTCCATTCGGCATATTCAAAAACCGGGCCTCCGCATAGGTATTCCATCATCCAAGCGTCATCGGAAAACCAATACGCCTTGCGCCTATCAACGCGTCCTTTAAGATGCTCCTCGGCCTCCTTCCAAGTGATGCGACGAAATACCGATGCTGTTTTTAGTTCGTTCATAAATTTACCGGTAACTCGGCCAGTCACATTTCACGATCCCGCCCGACTCTTTCACGCGGTCGAGAATGTCAGCGTCCAGGGCGTTCTTTAACTCCGCTTCTGTCTCCAGTGTGGCAATCAGGATCGTTGTCAGCCCCATGCGGTAGCGATAATCAAGCACCTCAGCGAGTGCCATGCGCTCCCACATCGCAGACTTGTCAGCATTGTCGCCGAGTGCGCGGCATTGGTGAAGCTGGTCAATCGCAAGGTAAGGCGTCGTTTTGTAGGGCATTAAGGCATCCCATTCCGCCTCTTTGCTTGTCGGATGCCATGAGCGCCGGATGCGGGCAAAAAGCTCGTATGCCGTGGCGTAAGTGCCGGGATTCTTCCCCTCCTGTCCTCTTCTCCATGCCCAATATGTTGCCATTCCTGTTTTCCCGCGCCCTCTTGCGCCGTAGAGCACCAGCGTGATAGAGGACACTGAAACCCTTTCCCAAAGCGCCACAGCGCGTTCTTTTGCAATTCCTTCGTAGGTCTCCACGGCGGACTTGTGGCGATCTGGCCAATCGGCACCAAGCGGGAGGGCTTTAACAAGCTCGACACGGGCGCGATCTGTGAACTTGGTGTCGCAGGCATCGCACATAATTTCCTCGTTCGGAGCGAGAGGGTTGCGGCACGCGGTGCAGAGCGTGGCGTCAGTTTTGGGGAGGTATGCGGATACGTTCATAATTTAAAGTTGCGGTAATGCGTCGGTGTATGCGGGGCGGGCGGTTTTGGATGATGACGCTTTTGCGCGATCAATTTCCCCATGGAAATTATTCAAGAACGTTGAGAGGTCGCGGCGATGTCTTCCGTTCTCACCTTTGGCGCGTTCTGTGGCATAGTAACCCTCTAACGCGGTCAAGTCGTCAGGCTCAATGATGCCAAGCGCTTTGTATGCTTTCACCTCCTTCGCGCTCCATGCTGTCGTGGGGCTCCGATTGAAAAGAGTAGCGATGCGCAGCGCTTGCTCAGAGGTTGGCAAATTCTTGTAAGTCTTTGCACCCCCCTCGCCTCCCCCGATAGGGGGAGATATTGCTTCTGCTTCTGCTTCTGCTTCTGCTTCTGCTTCTGCTTCTGCTTCTGCTTTGGCTAACGGCGGTTTACTGCGTTTTACATTTGCTAACGATTGTTTACCGTTGTTTACAGATTGTTTACCGTTGTTTACAGATTGTTTACGGTATCCTTTCATGTATTGCCGCATGTATTCCGTTCTCTCTGAGTCGCTTCTGGCCTCGCGATACTTACCAAAGTTGAGAAGCTGAAACCCTCCGTCGATCCGCTCAATTCTTCGCCCTTCGAAGTCCAAAGAGCGCGAATCCTCATCGGGTGACGACAGGACAACCAGGGCTTTTTCGCAATCCTCGCGACTCACGCGAGCACTGTGCGCAAGTCCGCCGACCGATGCGGAAACCTTCCCGCTGGCATCACTCAGGGCGAGCATGGTAATCCAAACGATTCGCGTCTTGTCATCCTCCCCCCAAATCGAAGAAGTTGTTATGCAGGAGAACAGTTTTGTAAATCCGCTCATAAATAAAATTGTTTACAGTTCCAGAATGTAAAATGCACATTCAGCACTTCAAATGGTTTCTTGTGTGTTTTCCACAAAGTCTTCTATGCGGGATTGAACGGTATTTGAATCGCGTAGCCATCAATGGATGGCGTCAGGAAATCCCCCTGCCTTGTCTCGCGCTCAATGCGGGCGCATGCTTCGGCGAAATACTCCTCGTCAATCTCGCAGGCCGTCAGGTGCACTCCGGCGTAGTGTGCGGCGATTGCGTGCGATCCGCTGCCAAGGTGGGTGTCTAGGATGCGCTGGCCGGATTTGGCATAGTTCGATAAAAGCCAGCGATAAAGCGCGACGGGCTTCTGTGTTGGGTGGATACGCTCTTCTTTTTCCGACATATTACCCTGCAGCATACCGTTCCAGCGAAACTGAAATTTACGAACCGCTGTCGAAAAGCTTCCCCAAGCAAGCTCACAGTCGGCAAAGTTTCCCGTATTGTCTTTGTCCCAGACTATCCAACATGGTGAATTTACAGGAAACGCAGAAATAAAATGATTGGCCCCCCAAATGATTTGATTAATGCTCACCCTTCTTAATTCTTGGAAATACTCAGGGCTTGGAGCGGGCTGATCCCATAAAGCTTTATGGTAATTTTTCGATACAGCTAATTTTGAACGGTTGTTTTCTCTGTGTCCGTCCTTTCGTATTCCATACGGCGGATCCACAATCGCAAGGTCAAAATGCTTGTCAGGATACCTACGCATGAGATCCATGCAGTCTTCTCGGGTTAATGTTAAAAACGGGCTCATTTTAAATACCCCCTCAGCGTTTCAATCGCCTCTTCCGCCCCATGACAGACGACAGCCTTGTAACCCTCTTCGTTCAGCGCGGTGATCCACTCCTTTTGCGCCGGGGACACTGTCCCTCCGTCCTTGCGCTTCATTTCGATGGCGAGGCCGTGAAAGCCTTTCGCCGCGTGAAATAGAACCAGGTCAGGGAATCCGGCGCGAACGCCTTCCCCCTTCATGATTGCCGCTTCGATCCGGCTTCGCTTTCCTCCGTTGGGGATTGCGACCAGGAGAGAGAGCGCTGGAGATTTTCCCTTGCTCAGGTTTGCCCACCGAATGACGGCGCGTTGTTCGATTGATTCGTGATGTTTCATAATGCTGCTGTTAAAGTTTTCCATGCGAGTTCAGCCACTGCTGAAACTTGACCATTTCCAATGGCCTTAAGTCTGTCCACCCGAGCGGCCACCCCATGAGCCACTCGACCCACGTCGGGTTCAGTGCTCCACCAAGGCCACCCTGTGGTGATACTGCTGTGTTTAGTCTTACCTGTTGCCCCTTCTGTGTGCGCTCTGCTAAAGTTTGATTGATCCACTTGTCTGCGTCCGATTTCGTTGGCGTAGGCCACATCCACGGCTCCACCTGATTCGGCTGTTTGAATCCTGCTCGCGCCAGGACTGCTAGAGACGTTATACTGTTCCGTTGCCCGCCAATCATCCGAGCTTTCATTGCCATATGAGCCGCTGGCGATTTCCCGTCGTCCCTCGCTACAGGCGTTGGCAATAAATGATTCCAATTCCCTCTTGCCACTTCCAGTAAGTTTTTCGGGCCGTTCGTATTCGCGTTTTTGTTCGGCAATTCTGGATTGCATGTTGGAGTCGGTAGCGAGTACCCATATTCTTTCTCTCTGATGAGGCGCTCCGGCGTTTGCAGCAGAAACGATGCCCCATTTCGCATCATACCCCATCGAGGCCAAGTCTCCGAGAACGACTCCAAGCCCCCGAGAAGTGAGAACTGGTGAGTTTTCCACAAACACGAATCGCGGTTCCACTTCGCGAATGATCCTTGCAAACTCTTTCCAGAGTCCGCTTCTTTCTCCGGTGATTCCTGCCCCTTTTCCGGCGCTGGAGATATCCTGGCATGGAAACCCTCCAGAAACCACGTCAACAATTCCGCGCCAAGGTTTCCCGTCAAAGGTGCAAACGTCATCCCAAATCGGGAAAGGCGGGAGAATGCCATCATTCTGTCGGGCGACAAGAACACTTGCGGCATAGGGCTCAATCTCAACGGCGCAAACCGTTCTCCATCCAAGGAGTTTGCCGCCAAGTATTCCTCCACCTGCTCCGGCAAAGAGCGCGAGCTCTCGTAAGCCGTCATCAAGGCCGTGCTGATGTGCCAACTCATTCAAATTGCCTCCTTTTTTTGTAGGTGTTTCATATTAAAAATTGAGCGTGTAAACTCCCCTCCGTTTCATTTGCAGAATACCCTTCTTGACCATGTAAGACTTGATAGTTCGGGCTGTTTCCTTCGGGTCTTGAAGCTTGTCGAAGCATGGAAGATTCACCATTTCAGTGAGTGTGATTTGCTTGTCTGCGCTTTGCAGAATGAAGGTGATGATGGCTAAATATTTCTCGTTCATTTAGTGCAGCGTGGCGGGTTTTGACATCGGCATTAATACGCCCTCGCCGCCGTCGAATGTGAACCGAGCCGCAGCGTTTGAATCGTTCGCCACCATGAAAACAAGCCCTGCAAGATCCTTGATGATCCAAAGAAACTTGGAGCTAAAATACTTGCCGCCAATCTCCACAGGAGCCCACTCTTTGAGCCCACCGGAGCCGTCGCAATCTTCGCACGGGATGCCGTGAGGATGGTCTTTCGTTGCTTTGAGTGTGCCGGAGCCGCTGCACGTTTTGCAGTCGCTTTCGTTGCCGCAGCATTTGCATTCAACTTCTCCAGAACCGTCGCAATCGTAACACTTTTTATTGAAGCCGGAGCCGTCGCACGTTTTGCAAAGATCCTGCGTTGGCTCAGGAATAGCTGGGAAGGCTACCACCTCGCGCAAATAGGAATCGCTCATGAGGTTTTCGACAGACTCACGCGTTGGCGTAAAATCGGGCGATGGATAGCCGAGCTTCGGAAGCCTCACTATCATTCTACCATCCGTTGCGTAGGTGAAATCCCCGTAATCAAAGGGTTTCAATAAAGCGAAGCGCGTTTCATCCTTGCTGCAAAATTCTAACAATTTTTCTTTGTTCATATTGGTCTATTCGTTGGTTGTTTTCTCTCCGTTGATTTCAAGCCACCGTTCCGTGGTCGAGATGACTTCGCGCATGTCTTGCGCTTCCGTTTTGTGCTTCCGTCCCTTGCGTAAAAGCTTCTTCAAGGCTTGCGTCTGGATGCCGTCCAGGTCGTAGAGGTCGGCTATTTGGTAGGGGTCGAGCTTCACGCCTTGAAATGTGATGGCGTAAGGATCTTCACTCATGCCAGCACCTCCCCAAGTCCGAGCGCGAACCGTTCCCGCGAGAACCTCCGCACGTTGAGAGCCTTCGCCATTTCGATTCGCAGGCATCCGCAAGACTTCGTGGATCCTCGCACAAGCCCGCGGCTCATTATCCCCTTGCACTGCGTCCCGCAGGAGCAAACGGCGTCAACGGCTCCGAGCGTTTTAATGCGCCCGTCATAGATCCGCTCTACGGTGTAAACGCGAATGACTGTGAGCCGCCCGAAAGTGTCGCCAGGTTTCGGAGTCATGCGCCCTCCTCGTTCCAGAGTTTGAGTCCTACGAGTTGAGCGAGGCCGCCGATGGCTTCATTTTCCGTGTCTCCGTAAGCTTGAGGAAGGTATTCACCATGATCCGCGAACAGTTCTCCAACAGTTTTCCCCTCCTCACCTTTGGGTGGAAGAACAGCAACCCAATCGTTTGCGTCATCGTTCCAGTCAGTCTTGATGCCGTGTTTCTGGATCCACGCCAAACGCGGCGAAAGTGTTTCAGGAAGGTTGAAAAGAAAACTATCAGAAGGGGGCTCAAGCGCGTCTCGATAGTAGGTTGAGTGCTCCGCACCGCATTTGATGACGGGCAAAGAGCAAGCAGGATGTGCGTTCTCACTCATGGCTTGCACCTCCCCCGATCATCTTCACCCGCTCCAACGTCTTACCGGAGCTTTCCTTTTTGATGAACTCCGCAAGCTTCACGTCTTGCCACAGTTTCACCTCTTTGGCCTTCTTGCCGGACTTCATCCGCATGAGGGTGTCCAGTTCCCCGACTTTGATCGTGGAGCATGTTTCGAGAAGCTCCCGCGATGTGATCCCGTGAGACTCCAGGAGCGCATTCGCAAGCCCGGCGTTGTCTGCGACCTTCCGGCGTGCCGCGCCATCGACAAGCGCGTATTGCTCGCCCTCACCGCTGATTTCCTGCCCTGCCTCAAGCCGGCGCTTTGCTTCTGCCTCAAGCTCCCCGATGAATTTCAACACATTCCCCTTCTGCTTGAGGAGTTGAAAAAGCGTTTCATTGGGAAGCAGTTCCTGCCGCTCCATGTTTGTCGTGATTGTCATGTTGCTCAGTTTTTTGAATTGATGTTGTTGCTTCGGACAGATGGCTTTAGCCCGGCACCATTTGCAGTGATCCCCAAGGATAAGGGGAGCGACCGGGCGCTTCGCTGATTCAAGAGCGCCGAACACTTCCGCCGTCGCCGCTTCCAAGTGTTCCGCGTTGAATGTGACAAGCTCGACGCGCATCCCGGCCCCCGGTTGGATGATCCCCGCCGTGATTTCCTCCAGGTCCGGGTATTCGTGTTTCAGCAGGACGGCCAGGGCGCGGAGTTGATCGTTTTCGCAAGAGTCTTGCTGATCCCCGAAGCCGGTTTTGTAATCGAGCACCAGGGCCTTGTTTTGAGACATTAAAACAAGATCCGGTTGCCCACTAAACGCGATCTTCAAACCGTCGCGAAGATACAATCGATCTTCTCGCGCCTCTTGGATGTAGTGGATTCCACTCAATCTCTGCTTCCATTGCTCCTTGGCTTGCTCCTCAAGACTCCGGCACATCTCGGCCGTGTCGTTCTCCGTGAGGGTGAGAGGGGGCTCCACCGGGAGCCCCGCGCAATGCGCATGAATGCGCGTCCCGCTCGCAGATTCCGGCGTGTCTTCGTCCTTCTCACATTTGGCTTCCATCGCGCCCGATCCGGGGCAGTTCAGCAAACGCCCGTAACCACTGGCGCTTGGCAAATTAAGGCGCTCGTCGTCCATAACTACTGCCCTCCTTTCATTTCAGCGAGGAACGTCTTTTGATCCCCAAGAATGGCCATCACCGCCTTGTGCGAAAGGTCGTCCAGGGAGGAGAGCGGAATCGATCCCGTCAGGAGGCGAAACTTTCTGCAAACCGCTTCCAGTTGCTTCAATTCGATTCCTTCGCTGTCCATGAAAAGGCGGAGCTCTTGGCGGGCTGTGATCTTGTTGTCATCGGTTGAGGATGCGGGAGCCTCAGAAGCTTGACGCGACTCACGCGCCGGAGCACTCCGCGTCTCTGTCATTTTCGGCGCCTCTTCCGTGACGCGATCTTCGCCGGCAACGTCGATAATCATTCCATCTTCCCCCAAGATTGAGGGGCGGCCGGCGCTGTCGTTACTCGCGATCTGCATTGCGTTGTTCAGCTCGATCGAACGAGGCATATATTTGAGCACCTGCAAAAGCACGACTTTGCGAGCATACATTTCGGGGTGCTCATAGCTGTAATGCTTTTGACCTACCTTGTTGAACCTGTCGCGATGATGCCAGACGCGGACCATAGGCCAAGCCTCAACCACAGGGAGCGCGGAGCCGTTCACTTGCCCGCACGCATAAACCCACGTCAAGCAATCCGGGTTTCCGTAGTTAGGTCCAGGGCGATGAAAACACCGGGGATGCGAGCCGAGTTGAAAATCCCACTCGTCCCCCTCATAAACGGCATTCGTCCAAGCCGTCGCACGTCCCGAATTATTCAGCAAACCAACCAATCCCTGCCAGCCGGGAACAAAGGTGCAGGTTGATTTGTAGGGAATGAGATACCCTTGACCAGCAATCCCCGGCTCAAGGCCAAGTTGTGCTGCCGTGATGATGCTGCCAAGGATGCTTTGCGGGGTGCAGTCGCGGAGTCCCTTTGTTGTTGAGAAGCATGTGACAGCGAGTCGCATCATGCGATCCGGGGTCAAATGTTTGGGTAAGGCCTTCGCGATGGAGGATTGTGCCTTTTCGAGATAGGCGGTCAATTCTTTGGGGGTGGAAACTGTCAGGGTGTTATTGCTCATGATGTTTTTTCGATGGTGTTTGATTTGATTAGTAATTTTCAGCCTCCAGCCGAGTAATAAAGAAGTGGACTCCTGATGCGCATTCTTGCGTCCAGTCTTCGTTGAAACTGTCAGGGATTACGCGCACTCCTACCTTGTATTGCGTTTTGCCGTCATGTGAACTAGTCGCCACTTCTGCGCCGATCACTTCAAGCACGTCCGCAAATTCAGCGCGGCATTTTCTTCCGAATGCGTGCGAGCGTTTGGCGTCTTCGGGAATCTTAAGTTTGACGATGATTCCGCCACTGCATTTTTTCCAGCCGACTAAATCACCTTCGGGAAGTATGCGGGTTTTTGCGATAGCTAAATCAACTCCTTTAGCCCCCGAAAGGTTAGCCCCCGACAGGTCAGCCCGCGACAGGTCAGCCCACGACAGTTTAGCCCCCGACAGGTCAGCCCACGACAGGTTAGCCCACGACAGGTCAGCCCCCGACAGGTTAGCCCCCGACAGGTTAGCCCCCGACAGGTCAGCCCCCGACAGTTTAGCCCCCGACAGTTTAGCCCCCGACAGGTCAGCCCCCGACAGTTTAGCCCCCGACAGGTCAGCCCACGACAGGTCAGCCCACGACAGGTCAGCCCCCGACAGGTTAGCCCCCGACAGGTCAGCCCGCGACAGGTCAGCCCCC